CAAGATTTAGAGAACGATGAAGTAAATGCGGTATTGGCTACAATCGAAGTGCAGGTCTATACGAATGTATCAGAGAATGATGCCAATAAAATTATGGCGGATGTTGTATCTGTTATGAAAAAGTTAAGGTGGAATGTGACAATGCTGCCCGATCCTCAAACAGTAGATGGAATTTCATTTTCTATTGCAAGATTTAGGCAACTTGTTACTGAAACGTATATAAATAATGCTAATTAATAGCGGAAAGGACAAAAACATGAAAAGAGGAACAATTGATACTTCCTATTTGAGCCGTGTTATTTACAAAGAGCATGAGGAAGATGAATACGGCAACACAATTTTTTCCGGTACTTATAAGCTTATGTTGAGAGCAAAGTCTATGCCCTCTCCTACTAGCGCCCCAAACGCGATCGAGATTACCGATTTTGAAGATAATAGTCAGACGTTCACACTTGGCATTAAGCAGTCTGATACAAAGGAGTTTACCGGAAACTTGGATCGTGAATACTTTGATGGTTTGCTTTTGGATGAAGGCAAGAGAGTAGATGTAATTCAGATGTATGGTCGTGATGGTCTTGGTGGACTTGCTAAGTCCGGTTACGTTGGACAGTTTAGCCCTACAGTAAACGATCTTGGTGGTACTGATGAAGTCATTGAAATGACTTGTTCTGTAGTACAGAATACTTCTCCTATTTGGATTACAGATGATTTTGCTGTAACCGATAATGGTGATGGTACATTTACTGTTGCTTCTAGCGCAACTCCTGATGTTGTTTTGAATAAGTCAAATATTGCTTTGACAATCAAAGATGGTGTTGGTCAGACCATGAAGTTAAACGCTACAGTAGTTCCTGCCGGAACAGCAGTTGTATGGACTTCAAGCGCATCTGCTGTAGCTGCTGTTGACAATAAGGGTAATGTTTCCGCATTATCAGCCGGAACAGCAACGATCACAGCTAAAATCACTGTAGATACTGTAGATTACACCGATACTTGCGCTGTAACTGTTAGTACAGTCGTATAAGCCTATGTATAGGGCTACAGCATACTTCGTTGACAGTTTAGATAATAATTATGCCTATAAGCCTGGGGATGTATTCCCTAGGCTAGGCATTAATGTTAGCGAAGATAGAATTAATAAATTGCTTAATGTAAATTCAGTAATTGAAGAAGTAAAATCAGTTATTGAAGAAAACGAAGCAGAAGAAGAAGTCCCTTTTGCTCCTAAGAAATATACAGCTAAGCAATTAGAAAACATGAAAATAGCTGATATTGAGGATTTAGCCTATGAATTAGGTTATGAAATCAATGCGACTCTTAAAGCAGATATTATAAAAGAGTTTTTGGAACAGCAAGATTAATGTGGATAGGGCGGTCTACGGACTGCCCTTCCCTGATATTTTTTTTCAAGGGAAGGAAAAATAATATGAAAAGAATCACAATTAATAATAAAGAATACACATTTGAGTATTCTCTCGAAGCTACATTTCATAATGAAACTGTAGAAACTGTAATGGATATGATGTTGGCAAGTAACATTGTGCAGACTGAATTGGAAAATTCCAATGCAAGCGAAACAGAAAAGATTGAAATGCTTGCAGATGCATTTAAAAAGAATATTTCTAATATGCCGCAAAAGGCATTAACATTGTTTTATACCGGATTATTAGAACATCATGGTGCAAGCGGTGATGGAAGTGTATTATGCGAAGCAGATGCAAAAAAACTTTTATCGCTTTATATTAAGGAAAATGAAGATGTTACGTTGTTTGATGTATTAAATGATATGATTAATCAGATGGCAGAAGACCATTTTTTCGATATGATCGGAGTGGAAAAGATGGTGAACAACGTAGCTCCGAAAAAAGTTCCTCAGGATCACAAAAGAAAAACAAAAAGTGGAGAGAAATAGTATATGAGGATATAATTCCTAGATATATAGTTATTGGTTTGAAGTATGAAGAAATAATGCATAGTACGTTGTTTAAATTGTCGTTTTATGATAAAGCATACGAATTGCAGATTAAAAGACAAGATGAAATGATGTATATGAACAGTATTTACACATTCAGGGCGCTTCAAACGGCTTTGTATAACTTTGGTTTAGGATTATCCAAAAATACTAAGTCACCTATGAATTATTTAGATAAGCCTTTAATGTACCATGAAAAGGAATTATCAGAAATGACAGATGAAGAATATGATATAGCGGTTATGAAAGCTATAGAGATAGAACAGCAATACATGAATAGGTCGAAGCTTCCGGCTACTGTGATTGCAAGAAAAGGCGGTAAGAATTAATCTTATCGCCTTTATTTTTTTGAATAAAATCCCTTTTGGGTTTTTATAAATAATTAAACAAGGAGGTAAGATAATGGCTACTCAAATAGATGCTTTAGAATTAAATATTACAGCATCGACAAGTAAAGCAGTTAGGTCGATTACAAGCCTTTATAATACGTTGAATACGTTGAAAAGGTCTTTTTCATCGCTTAATTCAATTACAAGTTATAATGGATCACTTAATCAGTTAGCTACTTCTTTTCAGAATCTTAATGCTTCTATATCTAGCATAGATTCTTCAAAAATAAAGACTGTAGCTTCATCTATTAAAACATTGTCCGGTGCTTTAAGTAGCCTTAGTAATATTAGCAATATAGGAAATGTTGGAGCTAATATAAGTAATGCTATAAGTGGTTTACAGCAACTTGGAGCGGTAAATATTCCAAATGCTTCAAGTATAACAGGAGTTGCCAATGCCTTAACTAGATTAGCAGGAAGCAATTTGCAAAGCATATCTCAAAATATGCCTAGTGTTGTAGGTGCATTAAATAGATTGTCTACATTACAAATAGGCAATTTTGATGGTTTAACAAGATTAGGGCAAAGTTTGTCAATATTTGGTCGAAAAACTGCAACACAAGCCGTAACAACTATTCCACAACTTGCTACAGCATTTAGAAGTTTGATCCAAACATTATCTACAGCGCCACAAGTTAGTAATAATGTAATAGACCTTGCAAATGCATTAGGAAACTTTATGGCTAATCTTAATAGAGTTCCTAGTTCTTCAGATAGGGCAAGGAGAGGATTGCATTTGTTTGGTACAACAGCCGGGAAAACAAGCAAAAAAGTATTTAGTTTGGCAAGTGCAATCGGTAAATTATATGCAACATATTTCCTATTATTTAGATTGTTACATAAAATTGGCGATTCAATTAGTTATGCTTCTAGCTTAAAGGAAGTACAGAACGTTGTAGATACGACCTTTGGACAGATGACAGATAAAGTAGAAGATTTTGCATCTACTTCTATAGAAAAGTTTGGTATGTCTGAATTATCTGCTAAACAGTTTGCATCACGGTTTCAGGCTATGGGAGTTGCTATGTCAATTCCTTCAAGTTCTGTGCAAAAAGCGCAACAACAACTTAATGCAATCAATCCGGAGTTATTAGCAAGAGGATATAATGATACAGCTAATTCTATTGCAGATGTATCAATTAATCTTACTAAATTAACTGCTGATATGTCATCATTTTATAATGTTGAACAGGAAGATGTAGCAAAAGACCTGGAATCCATCTTTACAGGCATGACACGTCCTTTGCGTCAATATGGTTTAGATTTAACAGAAGCGACTTTAAGTGAATGGGCGATGAAAAACGGCTTGGATGCCAATATTAAGTCCATGACACAAGCAGAAAAAACATTGTTGCGTTATCAGTATGTATTAGCAAATACTTCTGCTGCACAAGGAGATTTTGCAAAAACAAGCATGACTTGGGCAAATCAGATTCGTATTTTAAAGCAAAATTTCCAGAGATTAGGAGCAGTAATTGGTAGCGGATTTATTGCATGGTTAAGACCTATGGTAGTAGCCGTAAATAACGCTATGAATAGCATTATAGCTGCTGTTCAGAAGGTAGTTAATGCATTAGGAAAAATCTTTGGTTGGGAAATGATCGTAGATACGACCGGAGAATCTTTAGTAGATGATACAGAAGGTATTGCAGATGCATGGGATGATGCAACAGATGCTGCTAAGAAATACGCAAAACAGTTGCTTGGCATTGATGAATTAAACAACCTTACTACTAATGATAAAGGCAGCGGAAGTGGTGATGATGGTGGAAGTGGCGGTTTATCAGGTGGAAGTGTTATTAAGCCTGGTGGAATTGAGTTTAAGAAGTTTGAAAGTGATATTGATACGCTTTATAAATTAGGTCTTAAACTATCAGAAGGATTTGCTAATTTATTGCCTGATGATTGGTCTGAAATTTATGAAAAGGCTTCGAATTTTGGTACTGGTCTTGCTGATTTCTTAAACGGACTTATACAACCTTCTACATTTAAGAAATTAGGTAAAACAATCGCAGGGGCAATAATGACAGCTATTACAGCACTTGCATCTTTTTCCGATGAAGCAGATTGGGAACAGTACGGAGAATCATTAGGCGAAGGAATTAATGGTTTCTTTGAAGAATTTGACGGAAAAGAATTTGCAGATGGTGTAAATAAGTTTGCACATGGTATTTTAGAAGCAATAAAATCCGCATTAAAGACAGTTGATTGGGGAGAAGTTTGGACAGATATAGTTGATTTAATAAGCGGATTAAGTCCCGAAACTATAGCACTTGCCCTTGGAACAATTACAATCAAAAAAGTTGCCGGATGGGTATTTGGCGGTGGTGCTTTAAAGACTCTTGGAAGCGTTATTAAAAAGGGAATCCAGGATTCATTAGTTGAAGGAACAGCAAGTGGTGCGGCAGGAAGTGTGGCAGGAGCGGCGGCAGGTGGTGCGGCTAAAAAAGGTTTCGGAGCGGCTTTGCATAGTTTTGTTACGGCAGATTTAGGGACAATGACTACTGCTACTGCATCATGGGCTACAATAGGTGCTACAATCATCACGGGAGTTATAGCAGGAGCGGCAATTGCTGTAGGTGGTTGGCATTTTGGACAGTGGTTGTATGAAAAAATTACGGGTGACGATACGGATTATGGCAATTTCATCGAACAAATGGCGGCTATTGGCGAATCTATTGCAGATGGAACATGGAAAGGTGCTTTGGAAGAAATGTCTAAAGATAGTCCGGTTCTTGCATCAGCAAAAGAAGGATTTGATCTTTTAAAAACTGCTATTCAGAATACCGGAGAAGAATTATATAAGACTGCACCGGAAATAACAACATGGGCGGTAGAAATAACAGCCACAAATGATCCGATTGAAAAGGTTTCAAAAACACTTGAAACGTTTGGCGGCACTACAGGAGAAATGGCATCCTATGCAATAGATAATTGGGATGAAGTTACAAAGGCTTATGAAGATGGTACTGTATGGGATTTCTTAGCAGGAAAGTTTTCTACAGTATTATGGGGCGGTTATGGTGAGAATG